CATTAATCTTCCTTATTAGGACTTATTATTTTGTTTTCTATTAAGTGAATTATCATTTTGGCACGCGCATCAGCTTCTCTTTCATCATAAGTTTGATGATTATTTCCATAAAAAATACCAAATTCATACTTATCATCTTCTAAAGATTTACATCGACCGATCCAGAGATTAGCTTTTAAAATTCCAAGACCATCTTTATCTTCAGAAATTGTTACCTCTACTTCTTTTGGAAGTAACTCACCTAATTCAGCAACGGTAAATGCTGAATATTTACTTATTTCATCTATAGTTGTTTCTTTATTTAAAAGTAATTTAATTTCTGTTTCATTATGATATCCAGTCATTCTTTCGCAATAATAGAATAGACTAATTTGTTTAACCCCAAGCTCTTTTAATCGCGTGGATAACTCTAACGAACATACTTGGTCTTCAAGTTTCATAAGTTGACCTTATAATTATCGGTATCAATAAACTCTTCTATTGCTTCCCTCATTTCTTTACCAATATCAAATCTTAAATACTGTAAAAAATCTTCTCGATATACAGCTCTTTTAAGTTCTACCTTTACTATTGATTTAATATCCTTAATAGAAATTATTTCATCTCTAAAACTGATTAATTCATCTTTGACATGATTCTCTATGAATGATTGAGCTACCTTAATAACATAAAGCTGTATTCTTCCATAAATTATATTAGAAATAATTTCATCTAACTTTTTTTGTGTGAACTTTTCTTCAATGATTTGATCTATCTCACCCATTTTTTTATGGAATGATTCCATTATTTTTTTATCAATTTCGTTCATGAATTTCCCTTTAAATTAAGCTAATTGTTTTATGTCTAATAATTCAAATGTTGAGGGATGAGTTTTTTGCTTTTTTAGTTCTTTAATGGCCATTTCTGCAGAATAAGAATCAATTATTTCTGATACTTCCACCATGAATCCATCATTAGATTTTATTCTAAAATTTATTTTAAAATATTTTAAAGGTAATAAAGATTTTAAATTATTTAATTCATATCTTAAATCTCGACTAATTTGCCACTGATCTTCATGATATTTTTCCCATTTTTGGCTTTGTAATCTTAAATTTTTTATTTGAGAAGATAATGATTTTTTCTTTGCAGGTTTTTTCTTGATCATTTTTAACACTCCATCTAGTGTTGTCATCATTGAAAAGACAAAGCCAGACTGTTGATGAGACAGCTTTTCGGGACGGCTCCCTAGGCTTTGTATATAGCGAACATCGTAAGCGCCAGCATTATACTAATACATTGGTAAATATTGCATCTAATTTTAAATCTGTGCATAATATGTTTAATTGGTGCGTAGTTTCAGGCTCTTACCACCTAGAGCCATAAAGCGTGTAAATATCGTCCGCTTCGATAATGAACAAAGAACGCTCGTAAAGAGCATTATTTAATTATTATTGGAGTGACCTTTATGTCGCTAAATAGATTTGAAACCACACAGTATGTCCTCGATGAAGTATTTGTACGATTTGTAAACTATCTTAACTTTGCTAAAGTTGCTAACCGTAATCTTGAAGGTGATTTCAAGTCATTGCAATTCGCAACTGGTCAAACTTTAAACTATCGTTTAGAAGAAAGATATTTACCAGGCCGTGGCGCGACAGCAACATCTCAAGCTCGTGTACAGGTTATTCGCCCATTAACAGTAGACACTCAGTTCAATACAATGGTTGAATTTGATGGTATGCAGTTAACATTCGATCGCGCACGTGATCAACCATATTTAGACATGATGTTAAATCCTCGTGCTAAGACTATGGCGAACGATGTTGAAAAATTCATTGCATCTGAAAACTTTCAAACTTCTGTATATCAAGCAGTAGGTACTCCAGGCGTGCCAATCGATTTTGCTACGATTACACTTGCTGATGCATACATGACTGAATTAGGGATTCCTGAAGATGGTAATCGTTATTTCGCTAATAGTCCTCGTGTTTCTGCTGGCTTATCTGATACGTTAAAGAATGTGTTTAACATGACGGTTAACCGTGGTGCATTGTTAGACGGTTTCATCGGTCACTTATCAGGTTTTGATTTCTTCAAGACAAACTTTTTAAGACGTCAAATCGCTGGAGCGGGTGGTTCTATTATTACTCCTCCTACTGGTTTCAAAGATGGTGGACAAGTCACTAATGGTCCAATTTCTAGTGGCAATACCATTAACGTAACAGGCGTTGCAAATTCAACTTTAGTATTCCGCAAAGGGGATATTATTGAAATCGCTGATGCTGCTGGTGTATTCATGGTTAACCCATTAACTTATGAACCATTAGAACAACGTGCTCAATTTGTTGTAACAGCGGACGTAATTTCAAGTGGTGTTACTGCAAGCATTCCTGTTAATCCTACTATTGTCGTTTCTGGTGCGCGTCAAAACATCAGTGCAGCAATTCCTAATGGTGCACAAATTTGGTTATCTGATGATCACAACGTATCACTAGCATTCCACAATCAAGCGATTGTATTTGCTGCTCCTCCTATCAAAGAATTGAAAGGTGGTGTTGAAGTTGTTACGACTTACAGTGATCTTTATAAGATGGCTATTACATACACGTTAGGTGCGGATATCAGAAACTATATCCAGTTAGATCGATTGGATATGCTGGGTGGTGTAGCAATTAACCCTGAGTTTGCTGTTGTAGTACGCTCATAACCATCGTTAATAGAAAACAGAAAGGGGTAGAAATTACCCCTTTTTTATAGGGGAAAATATGCAAGAAGATAATGATCAAGCATTTAGGGTTCCAAATACTAAGATGTATCATCGTGGTCGTTATGAAGATCAGAATACACATCAAGAATTAACGAAAAGCAAAGCGCCTAATGGTCAAGTGCAATATTTAGGTCGATTTGTTGATAGAGCTACATTTAGAGCATTCGTATACAAAGTAAATGAACAGAAATTAATGAAGTCATATGAAGAATATGAACATCACATTATGACTGGTGAATGGTTCTGTACTTTAGAAGATGCTCATGGAAAATCAAATAAGTTAGCTGAAGAAGTTCAAGAAAAAGCTGTTGTTGAACCCACTTCAGTAAAATCACCTGATCCAATAATTGAAGCAGCTCGTGATCCTAGATCAATAGTAAATGCTAATCAATTTAGGAAAAATAAAAATGGCACAGTCGGTTAAGGGATTTATAGAAGATTCTTACCAGCTTGTAACAGCTAATAATCCAGTTGTTCCATTGCAGGGTAATGATTTTATAAAGGGTCTGCAATTCATGAATGAGCTGCTAACCTCTTATAGTGCTAGCGCTTTATTATTAACAGTTTCTAGAGAAGTTGTTTTTAATATGGCAATTGGACAACAGTTTGTGACATTTGCTTCTCCTGATTTTATTCCTACACCGGATGTAGCGAGTGGAAGATTAGCTAATCTTGGTAATGCGTGGTTATTATTAGATGGAGTTACTTACCCATTAAATAATGAAGATAGAGATGAATTCATGTCTGCGTGGAAGTATCTTCCACAACAAGGATTGCCTCGTTACGTAATAGTAGATTACAACACTGATTATACCACAATGAGGGTTTACCCTGCCCCTTCTCAGGTATTTGAGTTGCATGTATATGGTAAATTTCAATTAGCTCAATTCACTGCTAATGATGATATGTCTACTTTACCTGGCTATTACACTCGTTTCTTAAGATTAGCATTAGCGAAAGATCTTGGTGCTTATAAGGGAAGAATGGCGGCATGGACTGATAAACTAGAAGGTATGTTGAAGAGTGCCAAAGAAGATATGGAATCTGTAAGTTCAGTGAATTTAGATATCGAAACTGATCATGGTAGCTGGTTGAATGGTTCATGGCGCGTAAAAGCAGGGATATAAAATGGAAGAAAATAATAAGCCATTACCTATATGTGGATTCTACGATAGACAGCGAGTAGCTCAGTTTTCTCCAGAGGATGCTGCTAACTGGTTCTTAGTTAAGAATGCACGCGCAAAAAAAGGTTTGGCAATGTATCCTGCCATGGGAAGACGTCATGTTTCTTATTTGGGATCTAATCGTCTTATTTTTGATAGTGAACCACGTGGTGAATTCAAATCAATAAAATTTGGTTATGTGGTTGTATCTGGAAGTATTTTTAAAATAGATCAGTTTTTCAATGTAGTTGATATTAGCCAAGGAAAATTAACTACTATTTCTGGCGATGTTTATTTTACTTATTTAGTCACTCCAGATATTACATTTGCATGCTTTGTTGATGGTCAGCATATTTATATTTATCGAGAAGATACAGGCAGTTTTGATATTGTTACTGATCCTAATGCGCCTCAACGTCCGAAGTTTATTGTAGCATTTGGTAATAGATTAGCTGCATGCAATCAAGATAGCTCTCAATTTAATTTATCTGAAATTAATTTAGATGATGTTGCATTTAATCCTGCAACTTGTTTTACAGTAAGTGGTCAAGCTGTATTTGCGCAAGAATCTGGTCTCATTAGACAATTTGGAGTGATTCATAATACTCTTTATATTTTTACAGATTATACAACCGGTATTTGGGCAAATATTCCTTCTACATTTACATCAACTGGTGGTGATCAAACTAGTTTTCCTTGGAAAAAGAGTTCTACTTATGATTGGGATTATGGCATGGCTGATCCTCAATCCTTAGATATCGATTTTGATAGAATGGTTTGGCTAGCACGTAGTCGTAATGGTCTTATTCAAGTGGTTAAAAGTACTGGGGATAAACCACAAGTTATTAGTACGAAGGCGATTGACGTTTTATTTCAAAGAAAAGCCTCTAAGAATAAATTGAGTCCATTTATAGAATTCACCGCAAATGGATTTTTGTATTCATATGAAAATACAGTCTTCTATCGGCTTTCAGCTGGTCCTTATCTTGATTATAAAGTATTAGATTTTGGTGATTCAGCTAATAGTATTGAATATAACTTTGATACTGAAAGCTGGAGTCGATGTATTGAGTTGAATGGTGAAAGAAATCGAATAAAGAAACATATTTATTTTGAAGAAAGACATTTGGTAACTGTTGTTGGAGAAACAGCAATCTATGAAATGTCTGGTGACTTTTTTACCAATGAAAATAGAAATCCATTGCAACCAGATCCACAAGCATCGGATGCTTTCCTTGAATATCCATTCCGTTACGAGAGAATTTCAACAATCATTGCTGAAGATGATGATTCTGAGTACATTACTGATTGGGTTCAAATAGATTTTGTTTGGGGTGATGGATCTCTTTATTCTACTTCTCCATTTCCTAATGCGGTTTTTTTAATTGATGAAGAACCTGATACGAACGGTGATCCAGTTTATTTAATAGCAGAGGATAGTCCTACTACGCCTCCAGATCCCACTTTTCTTCTTGCTGAAGAAGGCAATCAGCCGACAATAAATGAGACTTTTTATAATGCTTTATTTAAGCCCCATGTAGAATTGTATTATTCAGATGATGGTGGAGTTTCATTTTTGCCAGCAGATGTAAGAAGATTTAGTGACAAAGGTCAATATCAATGGCGTATGAGATGGTATCAATTAGGTCCGTCTAGAAATAGAGTTTATAAATTAATTTGTGTTAGCCCTACTCCAATTTATGTTTTGGGTGGCACAATGTCTGTAAGACCATCAAGTGAGGGAACATCATAATGCCAGTGCAATTACCACGAGTTGATCCAGCACCAGTTGATTATATTCAGGCTGATGCTGTTTTTAAAGATTGGTTATCAAATTTGGTTGATGTCATTAATACAGCATTACAAACCATAGAAGCTAATATTCCATAGGAGTGACACATGGCTAGTTTTAGTGACATGCTGCATAGCTTTCTTAATCCAGAAAAAGGCTATAAGGATGCATCAGATATTGTTAATAACCAATGGAATGAAACTAAAGGTTATTTAGATCCTACTCGTCAAGCTGGTCAAGATCAGCTGGGAAGATTAACTGGCTATGAAGATGCTTTATCTCATCCAGAACAATTAGAGAATCAATGGGCATCTAGTTATGAAATGTCGCCTTATGCTAAACAATTATTAGATCAATCTAAAACATCGGGTTTAGATGCAGCTAGTAGTATGGGGTTATCTGGTAGCAGTGCTGCATTAGGAAATATTCAAAAGTCAGCTGGCAATATTATGCAGTCTGATAGACAAAGTTATTTAGATGATTTAATGAAAAAATACATGGGTGCTATTGGAATAGGCCAAGATATTTATGGAAAAGGCACTCAAGCTGCATCTCAAGAAGCTACTTTATCGGCTGATAAAGGAAATAGCTTGGCTCAATTGAAATATGGTGAAGATTCTGCACCTGGTGATATGTTTGGTAAATTATTAGGTGGTGGTGTTGATTTAGCTGCAAACTTATTTACTGGTGGTGGTGCTGGTGCAGCAAAAACTGCTGGTAAAGCAGCCGGTGCATTTCCATGGACAGCTTAAGGAGTAATTGATATGCCGATAGGACCATCTATTCCAACTCCTATGAGTGGTGGAGATGCTTTCTTGCAAGGTGCCGCAGGTTCACAAGGAATATTCGATTCCTTGATGAAGAATAAATTAGTGCCGGCTGAAATTGATCTTAAACGTGCTCAAGCAATGAAATCTAATATGATTGCACGTTTAATTAATGATGTGATGGGTGGAAATGCAATGGGCGATGAATCCTCGTCCGGGACAAGTTCATCAAACTCTATTCAAAGTGATGAAGCTAAACATATGAAGGGTAATTTAGTAGCTGGTCTTTTAGGATTACCAGTTCAAACTAATATTATTGATGGAAAATTAGTTTCTACTAATCCTTTTACTGGAACTGCAGCTCATCAAATTGGTGAAACTCCTACGGAAAAAAGTGAAAGAGAACAAAAACAAGCAGTAGGAACCAAGCAACAAGAAGCAGATTCTGCTGCAGCTCAAAAACTTGAAGATGCAGCTTTAACATTAAAAAGAAGTCATAGTTTATATAAACAATTAAATGATATTTTAGATAAACGCCCCAATTTAACTGGAGTGGGTTCTGGTTTAGCTTCTTCATTGAATATGTCTTCTAATCCTGATTTAGCGGCATTTCAAACTATTTCTGGAAGAGCTCAAGCTGAATTAGGAAGACTTGGCAGTCAAAGAGGAGGAGCTCAAGTTCTTAAATGGGCTGAAACCAATAAACCAGGCATATACAAGCCTGTTAAATATAATCGTGGAATTATTGGTGGAACAATTAATAGTTTGCAGAATGATTATAATGATCTTAATGAAGAATATCGTGCTAAAACTGGCAAGAATTTACCATTCAAATTAGAATCTTCTGAGCAATCTGAATCTGTTCCTGTATCTGCGCCAGTTTCAAATTTTCAAGCAACAAGCTCTGCTAATGAAAGTAATAAGCCAATAGCTATTCTTTATAAAGGTGGCAAAGAATATCACTTACCTCCTAAATTAATGCAAAAAGCTTTAAAAGAAGGATTTTCATTAACTCCAGGTGGGGGTTCTAATGGCGGCTAATATCGATTGGGAGCAATATGCAGCTGACAAACAATCTGATCAAGAAGACGATTCTAAAATTGATTGGGAACAATATGCTGCACCTTCTAAAATTAAATCATCTTCTAATGTCAATATTGCAAATTGGCCAGAAGGGATTAAATCCGCATTAGGATTATTGCAAAGTGCTAGCATGCCATTAAACAAAGCTGTTCCTTTGAGACTACAAGCGGCTAAGCGTGGAATTACAGATCTTGGCCAAGGGATAAAGCAATTATATCTTGGAGGAAAGGAAGCATTAGGTGCTGCTCCTGAAGGATCTCAAGATGAATATACTAAACAATCTGATTTAGATAGAGCTGCATATAATCAAACGCCAGCTGGACAAGACCCTTATTCTCAAATGATAAGAGGAGGCGTTAAATCCTCTCCATGGTTAGCTCTAGGTGGTCCATTAGGTGCTAGATCAATTCTATCTAAAATATTAGGTGGTGGTGCAGTAGGTGGTACTATTGGTGCATCCGAATATGTTCCTACAGGTGAAGATAGAGGAGGAAACATATTAAAAAGTGCTACTTTAGGAGCTGGTGGTGCTATTCTTCCTGAAATTCCTGATCTTGCATTAACTGCTGGGGAAAAGATTGGAAATTTAAGAAATGCATTTAAGAATCTATCCCCTTTAGAGAAAAAATTTGCAGAAGCACAAGAAAAATTACAAGCAGATCAAGCTGCTTTAAAGTCTGCGCAAGGAGCTGCTCAATCGAGCGGCATTTCTGGAAATCCTAATATGGCTCAGGCTCAGTCATTTAAACAACAATCTAATTTACAAAATCAATATGAATCTTTAAATGAAGACCCATCAATTATTTCTTCTTTACCTGAGCATTCTTTTGCTGAATTAGAACGTTCTAAATCAAATATTGATAATGCTAAATCACAGATTGAAGATGCTAATCTTGAACATGAAAAAGCTATTGATTTTGTTAATCAAAATGAAAAAGACATTTCTAATCATCTTAATCAAGGTGCTGCGCACGATGTGCGAACTGCCAGACGTGTCAAAGAAATGGAAAAGGCGAATCGACAACAAATCAGTTCTGGTTATGATGCTCTTGAAAAAGATTTTTCTGATAAAAATGTTGTGATTGATAATACAGAAGCTATTAAACAGAAAAATAAAGATCTCATGGATTTAATTAAGTCAGGTGAGCATAGAAGTCCAGAAGCCACTAAGATTATTGAAGATTTAGACAAATTAACGGATACAACTTCAATTAATGCTAAAGATTATTTGAGAGCATATCGTTCAGCATCTCAATTCGCTAGGGAAGCTAGACAGAAGTCATATCAACCTGGAATGAATGCGGAAGAAAGAAATGAATGGCATCAAAAATATAAAGAACTCGATGATAAGGTTCAAGAAATGGGAGAGACATTAGAAGATAGTGTCGGATCTCAAGATTTTGGACGTTTAAAAGAATTGAATTCCCGATGGAAAAATGAAGTAGTTCCATTATATAAGAATACAATTTTTCAAAATATCTCTAAGAAATCTCAAATGCCATCTAATATTATGAATTCTCTTCGTGGTGATGAACCAGGGAATGTTCTTATTAAAAATATGATAAAGAGTGATCCAGAATCATTAAAAAATGTAGTGGGTCAAAGATATGCTAATAAACCAGATGCTTTGCATAATGCTAATGAAATTGAAAAAGAATACATTGATCAAATGCCAGAATTACAGAATCTTTTACAAAATCATGCTGAATCAAAGAGCGCTGCTTCTATGGCTGAAAATAAAATAAATGAAGCCGAATTAGCACACAAAGAGGCTAAAAAATTACATGAACAAATAACTGATGAACATGAAAATTTAATTAAACAATCTGAAAAACGCAGTGCTAAACGACAAGAAATTGATGATACTCATGATAAATTAGCCTTATTAGATAAACATGTTTCTAATTTAAGAGCTGTAGCTAACAGAAAAAGTTTATCATTAAAAGAAAAAATGAAAGTTGAAAAAGATTTAAAAGATGCAATTGAATTAAAGAATAAAGCTACGAGAAGATTAGTCTTATTAGGTGGCATAGGTGCAAGTGCAGCGGGTGGTGCAACTGCTTATAAAGTAGGTAAATATTTATTGTCAGATCACGGTACAAATTATTAAGGGGTTATTATGCCATTTGTTCGCGCACCAAATCCTATATGGTTCATGGTTGACTTAGTTGGCCAGCCTTTAAATGATGAATACTATGCGTTTTTTTTAACGAATACATTACCTTATGTTCCACAGGTAGTTTATCGAGATAACCAAGGAAATACGCCATGGACTGATCCATTAGAATTTTATCCAAATGGTACATTACCTGATAATTTATATTTTGATGATTCATTGGTATATAGAATAGAAATTCGTCGTGGACCATTACAAAGTGAGCCATTAATTTATGAAATCAATAACTTTATTCCTGATGAAAATTCATCAACTGATTCTTCTTCTATTTTAACGGAAGATAATCAAATATCTAATTCTCAATTTTCTGAAATTCTATTTACTACACCATCCGGTGCTTTATTACCTACTTTAGTGATTACTACGGCTGGAAATTATCAAATTGCTCCAGATTGGTTTTTGACATTGACAGGTTCAGGAACAACTACGATTACGCAGCAAGATTATGCTGGAAGTCCTACTATCATTGAAAATCCACCTTTTGCATTAAGAATTGCGTCAAGTGGCTGGACATCTGCTATTTTGTATCAAAGATTTGAAAATAATGGTGCTATATGGTCTGGTGGCGCTGTTGCAATGTCAGCCTTAGTAAGGGCTCAAGGCGCATCTGCTTTATTATCTATGCAATATGTTCCTTCATCACCCGGAACACCTACAGAAATATTAGCGCCGACTATAATTACCACTGGTGACTATTCTAGAAAAGGCGGTATTGTCAATATTCCTGCTTCTACTAATACTGCTACTAGTGATAGTGCATATGTGGATATGCAACTTATCTTGCCACCTAATGGAACATTAGACATTACTAATGTACAAGTAATTGGGCAAACAGATGCATTGCCTACTCCAATTCCTTCTACTTTAAATGTGCCTTATAAACAGGAAACGATTAATCGTCAGATAGATCATTTATTTAATTATTATGCTTATGGCTTGATTTCTAAACCTATTAAGAGTTATTTAGTAGGATGGGATTTCCCTTTGAATCCTTCTCAGTTCAATGGTTCTCCAGTTGCTCCAGTTGCAACAGGAAATAATAAATCTTATTATTTATGGGACCAGACAATTTTATTTCAATCAGTGAGTTCCGGGTTTACAGGTACACGTCAACCTGATGGTTCATTAGGAATAACTGCTGCATTAACTTCTCAATTTGCATTGATTCAATATTTAGATGTTAATCAAGCTCGAGAAATATTAAAGAATAAATTATCAGTAAATGTTAGTGGAAAAGCTTCTACTACTTTCAAGGGTACAGTTTCACTTTGGTATTCAACAGATGCAAATCTTCCAGTTGTAAATACTCCAACTTTTAATTCTTTGGTATTAAGTTTAGATACAAATGGTAAGCCAGCTACATTTAATGGAAATTGGACAGAAGTTCCTTTACCAAATTCTCTTAAACCAGAATTTAATTTAGCTCCAAATGCTACTGCTGGATATAATGATTATCCTCTCGGTGTTTGGGATTTACAGGAGTCTACTGCAGCAGATACCGCTAATTGGTTTGCAATCGTAGTAGGTTTTCAGTCTATTCCAAGTACTAATGATGTATTTCTTCAGTCTATTAGTTTGGTTCCTGGAGAAATAGCAACTCGTCCAGCTCCTCAAACATATGATGAAGTTCAGCGTGAATGTGAATTTTACTATGAAAAAAGTTATAATAGTACTGTAGTTCCTGGTACAGCTGATACTTCATCTCAGCTTCTAGTGCCTCAGAATTTATCATTTACAAGCGCCGGTGGAGTTTATGATCTTTATGCAACTCCTTTTAATATTCAATTTAGATCTGTAAAAAGAACACCGCCTACTACAAGTTCAGGAATTGTATTTTATGCTTCTTCAACTGGCGCGGCTAATATGGTTGATGTTGCTATTTTTAATGGTACTTCTTCAGAACAAGCTCCAGCTTTAACAAATAGTTCAGATTGGAAATTAATTCAAACTGGAACTAAGAATGCTCAGTTTTATCCGAATAATGGAATATCTTTAACGAATATTTCAGGGGTTGCTGCAAATGCTGCAGTTTCTGGAATAGCCAAATTTCAATATACAATTGATTCACGACTTGGAGTTGTTTAAATGACTACATATAATTCTGCTTTTGAAGGCGCATTTCCATTTTCAGATCAAACTGTTCAAGTTGCATTAGCAGCTAATACTGAATTGACTTATACAGTTCCTGGGGATAATTCAATGCAATATAGAGCTGATTTTTCAGTTCCTTATAATGCTAATATTTGGATTGGATATAACATAACAGTTACCCAACCAACGCCTGCTACTGCTACTACTACAAATCGAGTAGAAAGAATATCTAATGAAAATTATGTTAGATATGTGAGGGGTGGAGACGTTTTACATTTTATTAGTAATGCATTAGTAACAGATATTGGAATTTCCTTATTAAGATTGCCAGGATAATTAAAAGGATGTTGTATGGTTAATACAAAGAAATTTAGCCAATTTTCAAATGCCGATTTGAATGATTCGACAAACAAACTTGTTGGAATTGGCAGCGGGATTAATATTATTGCTGATAAGATCACGCATTGGACCACTGCAACACGTCCTGGTATTTCTCCTCCGGCTACGCCTGCAAATGGATTATTAGGTTATAACACCGATCTAGGATTATATGAGTTTTATAATTCAACTACCGCTCAATGGATGCAATTGCAAGATACAACGAGTGGATTAAATTGGACTACTGTTACAGCCGTTTCAACAAGTGCAGTTATTAATTCTGGATATATTACTGATAGAACCATAACTCCTGTAACCATAGAATTACCCCTTACATTTAATATTGGTGATAGAGTATTAATAATGGGGTTAGGTGCTGCAGGATGGTCTTTAGTCGCGAATACAGGTCAAACAATAAAGTTTGGCTCTTTTTCCACAAGTGTCGCTGGTTCAATTAATTCTGATATTCAATATGGAAATATTGAAGTAAAAGGATTAGTTGCTAATACAACATGGCAAGTTACCAGTGTATTTGGTAATCCTACTTATCTTTAAAGGAATATTCTAATGGCTACAAATAATCAGATAAATGCGCAAGGTCCATTAATTGATGGTCAAGTATATATTGGTGCGACAAGTGGTCATCCTACTGCAGCAAATTTAACTGCAGGAACTGGTATTACTATTACTAATGGAGCTAATTCTATATCCATAGCTTCTACAGGTGGTGGATTAACTTGGTCCACAGTGACAGCTGCAACATTAGCAGCTGCTGTTAATAATGCTTATGTATTGAATCATGCGGCTACGCCTTGTGTAGTGACATTACCTGCAACAGCTGCTCTTGGTAGTAAAATATCATTGAGAGGCTTAGCAGGTAGTGGTGGTTGGACAGCAACTGCTAATACAGGGCAGACGATTCAATTTGGTAATACATCAACATCTTCTGGTGGTTCTTGGTCTTCTACAAATGCAGGCGATAGTTGTGATTTAGAATGTATTGTTGCTAATACAACTTGGTGTTTAGACAATGCCGTAACTGCTGGATTAACAGTTGTTTAATAGGAGCTGATCTATGGCAACGAATAATCCTGTCAATGTTGGATTGTCTGGCGCGACTGGTACTGGTAATTTTGTAGGTTCTACTGCCCCTACGATTGTAACACCTAAAATAGCGGCTATTAATGATCCTCCAAATAATACTAAAGTTGTTGATATTGTTGGAGTAGCATCAGGTGTTAATTATGTTCAGCTTGGAAATGCTGTAACTACTGGTCCAGCATTTGTAGCTGCACAAGGAGCTGATTCAAATATTGCTCTTAATATAAAAGGCAAAGGAACTAGTGGTATTAACCTTTTTGGAATTACCAGTGGTGTCGCTCAAGGTGCTGGATATGTAGGTGAAGTTAAGACTTTAAATGTATTAAGCGGCGCTGTTAGTATTGCAACTGCAACTACAGCAAATGTAGGTAGTTTAGTTCTTACTAGTGGAAACTGGATAGTTTTTGGTAATGTGGATTTAGAGTTTAGCGTTGCATCTTCTTTTGCGTCAGGTTGGCTAAGTTTAACATCTGCTACACTTCCAGATGCTTCATTGATTTCATGTACACGAGCATCCACAACAAGCTTTGCAGTTCCTGTTCCCCTTTTGATTGCAAATGTTTCAGGATCAACTACTGTATATTTATCTCAAAGATGTGTATTTGGTGGTACCGGAACCGTAGGTGGAAATATTATTGCTATACGATATATGTAGTAATTTTAAAAAGGAATTTATATGACTATAAATGCTTTTGGTGATTCAGTTACAAATGGTACAGCAGGAACATCTATTAGATATCCTGTTGTAGCAGCTTCAATATTGGGACAGTCTCTCAATAATTATGGTATTGGTGGAAGCATGATAGCTGATCAAGTAGCTTCTATTTTTGGTAATGCAAAACAAGATTCTTTTTTCTTAACTGGTCTTAATGATCTATTATATTTTGGATCATCAACAGTTGATTATGAAAAAATATTGAAATCATGTTTAGTTTATTTGGCGAGCGGTGAAATAGTCAAAGGCCAAAATATGACAAAAACAGGGTCATGGACTAATAGTGGAATTTATGGCGCCAATATAAGCGTTATGAATAACACTCTTAATGATTCTGTAAGTTGTTCAGTAACAGGTACAATTGTTTATGTATCTCTAACACAAATCAATAATGGTACCGGTGGCTTAGCTGAAATCTGGATAGATGGAAATTTGATGACATCGTGTGGATGCTATGGCAATACAGCTCCTCAAAGTGGTTTAGCTTATAGCCCTACCTTATTAAGATTTGCAGGATTGAGTTCAGGATCACATACAGTAGAGATTAAAAACATTAGCACTGCATCAAATAATTGCATATGGGTAGACTATGTAGCTTCAAATACAGTTGGTAATAAGATTTGTGTGGGTGGTGTATTGCCATCAACAAACGCAGCTTATGCAGCTTGTGTAGCTCCAGTTAATCATGGAAGCCAAACAAATTGTGCTGCTTATGGAACTTTAATATCAAATGATTGCTCTTTGTTCTCTGCAGATGGATTAGATATTAGATATGTTAATCTGAATACATATGATCCTGCAGTTTTAAATGTAATTAATGATGTTCATCCAAATCTGAATGGTCAATGTTATTTAGCGGTTGAATTTTTATTAAAATATTTTGCTTAATGAAATAGACCTATACTGTTAATAATAGGGTGTAAACAAGCCAACATTAAATAATATAGGTCCATTTGCTCAGGCAGAAGATTACAGTGATTGAAACTGCCTAGATATTTTTCTTATCAATTGAAAACTGGGCAATAAACAATTGATTTTACTTTATATCCTGTCGCCTCCCATGACAATCTTCTAAAACTATTTTTTCTTATGATGTTCTACTAGCATGCATTCTGAAAAAATCGCAATTTGATTTTTTGTTTTTTTCTCAGTAAAAGCTAAGAAATCATCTGAATATACAATTCTTGTTCCATAACCGTGATAGATTTGTTTTCCAGATGAATAGCAAGTTATTTCAGTTGCTAAGCACAGGCAAGGAAGCATTGAAATTAAAAATAAGAATAATTTAAGCCGCATCATTTTCTTCACCTGTTAAATGTACATCGTGCGTAATTGTATTATCTGAAACTTGACCATTTTGTTTAGATAGATTCATGTTAAATGGAACATTGGCAATCATTTTTTCAATATAAAATAATCCATGATCTAACATAACATAACCTTGATGAAGCTGATGGCTTTCAAATGGTAAGCTGTGTAATACAGTAACTAATTCTTTATATTTATCTTGGACGCTTTTTAAAAAAGATTCTCTAGCTATTTTTTCATAATTTACAGGTTGATTATCCATTTTATACCCTTATTAAAAATAAATTGATTTTACATTAAAAATTTAATCTTTAAATATTTTATCTAAAGTTTTTTTTATTTTTTCAGTAATTGAAAATCGTTGAGAGAAATAACCTAATAAAAAACCTATTGAGAGAAGTAAAAATGAAAATTCAACCATAAAATATCCTTTTTAAAAGTGGAGTATTGAAAAATACTCCACCCAATTATTAATCGTTAATAGCGCCTTCAACTGCTTTCATAAAAGAAACTGATTCTAGTTCTTTTACATCAACGATATCGTATTTAGCTTTACCTTTTAATTCGTCATCTAAATGAACTAAATAATCTTTTAGATCTTGTGGAATAGTACCAACTGTTAAAAATCCGATAGAAAACTCATCATCACGATCAATAGAATTTGCAATAGAAACTATAGTTCTTTCTAATGCGGCTCTATTAGTTGGCGCGCCATCCGTAAATACTAAAATTACAGTACCAGGATGTGCTTTACCTGATTTGGATAATTCACTTTTTTCAGCTTTATGAATATTGAAAGCTTCTTCAATTACAAGATGAGTATTAGTGAAACCTTCAAATGTAATATTAGTTAAATTTGATTTAACTGCTTCAAGATTAGTATTTTTAAATGTTTTAACATTTTCACCAAATAATAAAACTGTTGGACCATCTGGATCAAAATCTTCTGCTAACTTGATGAAGTTTTGAAACTTTTCTAACATGTAATTATATCTGGTTTGGTTAGCGCATCTAGGATCAACTTGATCCATAGAACCAGAGATATCACCTGCTAAAATATATTGTTTATTGTAATCTACTTCTATCACTGACATTTTTATCTTCCTTTGTTGTTGGTAAAACATTAGCGGGAATAGGATTTGAACCTATGACCTTTGGATTATGAGCCCAACGAGCTACCAGACTGCTCTATCCCGCCTTAAACTGGTGATTATCGAAGAGTATTGCAACTCTCTAGTTTAATATGAACCCGTTATTCCACTTAAACACTTACAAGTTTTTACAGTTCAGGCCAAACATTAAAGCACAGTTATATTTTGGCATAACCAAACCATTTTGCGCTAACCTCAGCGCCCCGCGATAATCATAAAACTGATGAGAGAAGCAGGATTTTCACCTGCATTATTTGCTTTACAGGCAAATGTGTTAAGGTCTTATCACGTGTTATCCCCTCATTGACACTATTCTCCCTTAAACTGGAGGACACCGATTCAATTTGCAACGATCAAGGAGCAAATCAAATCGTTAGCGGTGTCCATAAACTTTTATCTAATTTCTTTTTAAATAAATCATAACTTTTTTATTTAATTTTGCTATATCCATTATTTCTGGAGTTAATGAATCTTTATCTAACAGATTAACTTCAACTTCTAATAATCTATTATCAATTTTTTCTAATTCTTGAATCAGTCTTTTAACAGTGATAGCCATTTACATCTCTTTATTTTAAACAGATAAGCTATTATTAACTAAATCGCTGCATTTATTCATGCATTTAGTAAATGATAATAAGCATTTACTAATTTCATCATTAATAGTGTCATTCAATACAACTGACACTTCTTGTCTTCTTTCTGGATCAATTTCATGAACAGCGGCATCTAAAGCGATTCCTAGCATGTCTTGAAATTTTTCTTTAACAGTCTTCATCGATTTTTCGAATTTTACAATCGATTCATTTTTTATAACGGTAATATCTAATTTCATTTTATATCCTTATAAAGGTGGCCTATTTTCCCATGTAGGGATATCCGTAATATGTCTGGCTTACGCTTGCGTACTATCCAAAACATAGGAACGGGTAATATTCCAAAGTATCGTCGGCCATAAACTTAAAATGGTACGCTATCATCAAAGAATGGCTTATCATCTATTGGA